CCAGCCGCCGTTAACACGAGATCTCCCACGCTGTTCAGGGTCATGGTTTTGCTGTTGGTGTCGTATTTGGCAACTGTGCCATCCTCCCACCGGACGATATCGACCGCGCCGTCGGTCGATACGCTGGGGAGAGAGCCTGAATAAAGAACCTGAAGGATGACGCCGTTTGAGGGGTCGCCGCTGGGCGATGCGACAACGACTTGTGTGCCTTTGCGCATATGATTGGTGCCCCGATGGTTTTGCCCAATGACCCCGGGCACCGGTAGCCACTGGCTTTTGCGGCCATTTACATCCACCTTGACCAATGCGCGTGCGTGATCGGTATCGGTAATGGTTCCGATGGCGATCAAATTCTGGATCATGCGCAGGATTTCGGCGGTGTTTTCTGTCATGCGCCGATGATGACCACACGATCACAAGGCGGTCATGGTGGCGCTGGTTGAATGCATAACAAACAACCAAAGACCGTTAGAAGCCGTTGGCAATCTCATCGATCAGCCGGTCGCGCACCATTGCCATATCTTCGCTTGAAATGCCAAGCAACGGGCGTTCGGGATATTTGATGCGGGGGCCGCCTGCCTCGACATAATCAACCGCGCCAAAGTGATGAACAGACGCGATTGCAGCGGTTTTGCCGGTAAAGCCTACCGATGCGCCTTGCGGTGTGGCCGTCATTTGCATGCGACGCGCCTTGCGAAAGCCCAGCATCATTTTTTTCGCCCCGCGTATTTTACCTTCGCTGTTGCGTTTGCGGGGTTCCCACGGCTTTCCTTCGGGATCTTGCTGCTTGGTGATGCGTTGCTGGTTGCGCTTGCGGATTTGCCGGGCGATATCGCGCAGCAGGCGTTTCCGGCCTGCCGGGGACAATGAGGTAATGGCCTGTTCTATCCAGGCATCAAACCTTTCAAAGCCATTGAATTCGCTTTGCGCCATTACGCCAGACCGGGAAAATAGGTGCCCATGTCGATATCGCGTACATCGGCATCGGGTTGATAATCAAGGCGAGTGCCGTTGTCTTCAAATACCACAACGGTTGTTTCGCTTAGATTGATCTTGATCGACACGTCTGCGGCCTTGGTGTTGATGATATCGACATGAAACTCCAGGGCGTCCTGGTCGCGATCCGGGCAATTATCGTCTACCCATTTGGTCATTAAAAATAACAGGTCTTCGGGGTTCCCGGCAAAGTCTGTCAGGATCAGGTGAGCGACATAGTTGATCTGGAAATTTGCGTTTGTCGCGCTATTGCCCTGCAGGCATCGCACAGTGCCTTTTTCTGCAAAGGTCAAAAGCTCTTTTGCCTTGATACCAAGGCCCGATTTAAGCAGAAAGTTTCTGGCGTCAGTCAGCTTTTTCATGTGTATCTTCCTGTAATTCTCCAATGCGCCGGTTTTTGCTGTAACAGTCGTCGTGCGCTTCAATCAGATCGACGATAAGATTTGCCACCTTGGCATCGGTAACGGGTGGTTCCGGTAGTGGTGGCCGAGGGGCGCATGCCGTTAGTTCAACAGGGATATTTTGTTTAACGAATTTGATCTTTGTGATCGGCATCGGCGTTGCGCAAGCTGTCAATAAGCCCGCGAACAGCAGGGCCAACACACCCGTTGCGCGGCGCACTGGCGACTTCCCTGCGTAATTCATCAAGCTGGGATTTGACTTTTTGGCGGCGTATTTGTTCGGCGATGATGGCGTCGTTAGCACGACGTTTTTCCGTCTCGTAGCGGCTGATTTCTGCCATGTTTGACCGGTTGATGTTTTGAAGTTCGCGCACATCGGCTTGTCTCGCTTCAAGCTGGGCATTGACTGTTTGAAGGCGCAACCACAGGAAGCCGATGGTGGTTGCCAGCGCGACACCGGCAAGCAGTTTCCAGTTTGCACCAGCTAATCGCAAAATTGCGAGCCCCGGCATGGTCAGTCCCCCAGCAACATGATTTTGAAATAGCGCCAGACGTGATCGACATAGTTGATGGTTTCGCGACTGTGTGCGCCGGTGACTTGCGGCAGGCAATGAATGATCTGGCTATAGCCATTTGCGCCCTGGCATTTGGCCTGGGCTGCCAGAATGTTGCCAAGTCCACCATTGTAACTGGCCAGCGCCAGGCTATGACGGTCGGTTTCAGGGCGCGGTGCCGACCATTGTGCCCTTAGTCGCCCCATGTAATAGGCCGCCGCCTCGATCGACAATTCAGGGGCGAAGGCAGACGCATTGGCCGGAAAATCCAATTCGCCCGCAATCTGGTCCCATGTACCGGGCATGAATTGGCAAAGGCCCATAGCGCCAACGGGCGAAATGGCCCCGGTTTTAAATCGTGATTCCTGCCAACATTGGGATTTCAGCAGCCGCCAATCCACACCGGGCATAAAACGACCGGCAGCACTGCGAAAGTCGTTGTCGTATTTGTCAGGAAAGGATGAGGCCAAACATGATGCAGACGCCCAAATGAAAACGGCCATAGTAATCAGAAACAGCCTGATCATTTGCTTTCTCCAGCCAGTTGGAAAGGTCGAAACCGATAGCGCGGTTTTGAAGCCAAAGTGCTATGCGCATACAAATGAACGCGATGGTGGCAAGCAGCAATTTCATGCCAAATGACGTCGCAATAATGTTTTCCATCACGTTTTCCTTTCTGCTTTCAGGTTCGCGGCCTTCAGTGCCAGGCGGTAATGTAGGTGCTTGTAAATCCAGTTGACGATAAAGGTGCCGATGGCGACCACGGCAGAAAGCATTGCCAGCTTTTCGTTTGTCGACAGCCCGACCAGCAAGCCAGAACCTGATGCCGCATAAGCTGTGATCGTCGTTTTATCCATCTTCAATCCCATAGGTTGACGCCACGTGACGGTGTGACTTTGCGGTCTGGCAGGTTGATTTCGGTGCCGTGGGGCAAATGAATGCCCAAACGGGCCAAGCCCGGGTTCGCTTCAAGAATGGCTTCGACCATCGAGCTATCGCCGTAATGGCGAAAGGCAATCAGATCGACGGTGTCGTTTTGTTGGGCACGAACGGTTTTCATCAGATCAGTTCCACAACCGTGCGCTTTCTGGCCATAAGCCGCGAAAGGGCCTCGTTGGATGCCTGAAGCCATCGGTCAGACGTTGCCTCCAGGGCATCGGCGCGATCATGGCCGGATTTTGTGCTGTCATAGTCGCGTGTTGTATCAACCATGAATGATCGTACCCGTGCAGAAATCGCAGTCAGATACAGGTGAACCTTTTCAGGCGTGTCGCCATATGTTGCGCCTGGCACATCGGCAAGGCGGTCGGCCACCTGGTTTGTGCGCCACTGTGACAGAACCGCATTCGTTTCGATCATGGCGTCCCGCGTTGCTGTCGCGATTTGCAAATCGGTAAAAATATCGGTCAGGCCTGTGCGGTTGCGAATGTTATCCAGATCAATGTCGGGAAAAAAACCGTCATTCTCGATCGTGCTGTTATTCGCATTCGGGTTGCTGGATGGAATAAAGCTGCTCATGGTGCTGCCCGCTTAAAGGGGAGGCGGGCGACGGCGAAATAAGGGGCAACAGATAAATCTGTGATCCTTCATTCGCACCGCCGCCGCGCCGGGGGGACCTGGTCAGGCGTCAGCCGTTTTTGTGTCGGCGTCAGCAATCAGTTTTTCGAGTTTTGCGATCTGGGTTTTAACCCCGCATTTCGGATTGAATTGCAGTGCGGTATTAAGGTGGTTTACTGCGTTGGCCGGATCGCTATCCGCCAGCAGGGTGCCAGCGGCCTTATGGGCTTTGGCGCGGACTTCATCGGGCATGTCAAACCCGTTTGTCATCTCGATCGCGTTAAGCAGGGCAGGCAATTGCTCGATCGTGGGGGCGTTGTCCGCGATTTCATCAAGGACGGTGGTCGCGATATTGCGATTAAAGCCCTCGGGCATTGTCATACCGGAATCCAGCGCATAGGCGGCGATTTCAAGCGCACCATCGATGTCGCTTGTATCAAGACGCCACAACATGACGGTGACCAGAATGTCATCCTGTGCGCCAGATTGCGCGGCCATAACGCCGTCAATATAGCTGTCATATTCCGGCAGTAACTCGGCTTTGACGTTTGCCTTTTCGACCTTGCTTTGAATGGCTTTCAGGATCGCCTTGTGGCTGGCGAGAAGGGCGCGGAATTTTGCCGCAATACCGGCCTCTGCCGGGACGGCGGCGGCGCCGCTGGGGGCGACGGCCTGCTTTGCGGCA